CCTTCCTCTTTCCCCCCCCTTGTTCCCCCCCCCCCCCCTCCCCCCCCACCCCCTTTTTTTCCCCCCCCCCCCCCCCTCCCCCCCCTCTTCCCCCCCCCCCCCCCCCCCCCCCCCCCCCTCCCCCCCCCCCCCCCCCCCCCCCCCCCCCCCACCCCCCCCCCCCCCCCCCCCTCCCCCCCCCCCCCCCCCCCCCCCCCCCCTTTCCCCCCCCCCCCCCCCCCCCCCCCCCCCCCCCCCCGGCGTGGACAAATTCATGCGGCCCCCTGGCCCCCCTTAGGTCTGCGCCAAAATGGAAAACCCACTTTTGAACACTGTAAAAACTGATACACGGCCCATACCGCTCTAGCAAACGCGCATAGAAACCCCGCCCTTTCTATGCACGCCGCCCCGGACGTGCAAACAAGCCTGGTGCCCGCCAGCCCCGCTAACCTCGACGTGCTAACATGTAAGCTCACCACTATGGAGTCCACTATGGAGTACGTCATCGTCGCGCTGATCGTTGCTGCCGTCGCCTTCGTGGCGTTCCGCAAGCGCAAGTCGAGCGACCCGTTCAAGGGCAAGAGTGTCGTCGACGGCGGGGCTGGCGACCCCGACAACCGCGGCCGCAAAGACCTGTTCTAACCGATGGGGAGCCCCGACGCTGCAACGCTAGCCAAGCAGCTCAAGGAAAAGCTGCTGGAGGGGGCTCCCTACGTCGCCGAAGACCTTCTGACGCTCGTCCGCCAGTCGGAGAACCCAAAGGACTACATCGACTACCTGCAGCTCACCTCCAGGCTAAACGGCCTGGAGCCGAAGGCCGACCAGAACGCCAACCTGCCCACCTTCAACATCACGTTCCAAATGGGTGCGGTGCAGGCCGAGGTCAGTGCAGAGGTCATCGAGCTCATCTCTGCAGAGCAGCCGAAGCTAGCGGAGCCAGAAGCGCAGGCGCCGGCGGTCAAGCCGTTCGTGCTCGAAATCCAACCCATCGACTAGGACTCACCATGATGCCGTTTCAGCCGAAAAGCAAAGCGCCGGTGCCCAAGGGCAAAGGCCCCGCAGCCCCCGCCCCTGGCAAGAAAGCCCCCGGCGCCAAGCCGCCGATGCGCAAAGCCGCCGGCCGCGGCCGGTAGTCAACGAGCGCCACAGTACGCCGGGCCTGCTGGACAGGCCGCAAGGTCGAAGGTGTGATCCGGGCAACCGGAGACTGGCCCCACGAGGGCCGCCTGACAGCCTGCGCACTGCTTGGTGTAAGCAGGTAATCCATGCTTGCGATCCGTGAAGTCGACCCGCTCAAGTTCGGCGCCGTGCTGGAGTCCATGCACGCGGCCTGTTTTCCCGAAGACCAGATGCCCGACTTCAAGCGGGGCTGGTGGTGGATCGGGTTCGAGCGCGGTGAGCCCGCCGCGTTCTGCGGGCTGCGCGTGGTCGAGTCCTGGGATCGCACGGGCTACCTGAAACGGGCAGGCGTGCTGCGGGCGTACCGGGGCGGGGGCTACCAGCGGCGGTTGATCCGCGTGCGCCTGCAGAAGGCCAGAGCCCTCGGGTACGAGCGCGTCATCACCGACACCACCGACAACCCCACCAGCGCGAACAACCTCATGGAGTGCGGGTTCCGGCTGTACGCGCCGCATCAGCCGTGGGGGTTCCGCCGCACCCTGTACTGGATTCGGACGCTTTGAAGATTCTCCTCACGGACATCGAGACGGCGCCGAACATCGGGCACGTATGGGGGCTGTTCAAGCAGACCATCCACATCAGCCAGCTCATCGAGGCGAGCTACGTCATGTGCTGGGCCGCGAAGTGGCTAGACCAGTCGGAGGTCATGTTCGACAGCATGCGCCGCTCCAACTCGAAAAAGATGCTCAAGGGCATCTACGACCTGCTCGACGAGGCGGACGCCGTGATTACCTACAACGGGGATCACTTTGATCTGCCGACCCTGAACAAGGAGTTCCTGCAGGCGCGCATGGTGCCGCCGAGCCCGTACCGCTCCATCGACCTGTACCAGACGGCCAAGAAGCGGTTCCGCTTTCCAAGCGCGAAGCTGGAGTACATCGCCCGCGCGCTGGGCCTGCCGAAGCAAAAAATCAGGCACGCCGGGCACCAGCTCTGGATCGACTGCATGGCGGGCAAAGCCGACGCGTGGAAGGACATGGAGACGTACAACCGCGGCGACGTGGAGGCGCTGGAGGAGGTGTACCTGCGCATGCGCCCGTGGGTGAAGCAGCACCCGAACCTCGCCACGCACCTCGAACCGGGCGTGACCATGTGCATCCACTGCGGCTCGACGCACCTGCAGCGGCGAGGCTTCTACCGCACTGATGTCAACAAGTACCAGCGCTGGCAGTGCCAGGACTGCGGCACCTGGATGCGCGACGCGGTGAGCGAATTCGGGCGCGCGGACCGCGCCTCGATTCTGCGGCGGGTTGCATGAAGCTGAACTTCGTGCCGGGGCCGGTGGGAGCGCGGTTTCTCCAGTCCCGCGCGTACATCAAGCTCATCATGGGGCCGGTGGGCGGGGGCAAGTCAACCGACGCCCTGATGGACTTGCTCCAGCGCAGCGTGCGCCAGCAGGCGTTCAACGGCGTGCGGCGTACCAAGCACGGCATCCTGCGCAACACGATGCAGCAGTTGAAGTCGACGGTGAAGCCGCTGATCGACCACTGGTTCTGCACGATGACGAACAACACGATGGGGGCGTGGAAGCTCACGGACAACACGTTCGAGATGCGCTTCCGCCTGCCGGACGGCACCCTCGTGCATTCGGACTTCATTCTCCTGGCGGCCGACACGCCCGACGACGTGCGGCGCCTGCTTTCGTTGGAATTGAGCGATGCGTGGGTGGAGGAGGCGCGTGAGGTCGATCCGGCGGTGTTTGAAGGTCTGCAAGGTCGTGTGGCGCGCTTTCCTAACCGCGCGTCGGGAGGGGTGACGTACCCCGGAGTGATCTGTTCGACCAACCCGCCGCCGATGGGCACCTACTGGCAGGAAAAGGTCAGCAACCCGCCGAAGAACATGGAGGTGTTTATCCAGCCGCCCGCGCTGCTGGAGGACGGCACGCTGAACCCCGACGCCGAGAACCTGGACAACCTCGACCCGAACTACTACTCCAACCTTGTCGAGGGCAAGACCGAGGACTGGATCAACGTTTACCTGAAGAATCGCTTCGGCTCCGGCGGTTGGGGCGAGCCGATCTTTGCCAGCACGTTCCGGCAGAGCTTCCACGTCGCCAAAGAGCCGCTGAAGCCCATCTTCAGCTCGATTCACCCGCTGATCGTGGGCATGGACAACGGCCTGCAGGCGGCGTGTGTGATCGGCCAGCAGGACATGCGGGGCCGCGTGAACCTCCTGGGGGAGTGCTACGTCCCGGAGAAGGAGACGATGGGCGTGGAGACGTTCGTCGACCGCTACCTCACGCCGTACCTGCTCGCCAAGTTCCCGGTCAAGCCCGAGCACATTCTGTTCGTCCTCGACCCGGCGTGCTGGCAGCGGTCGCAGGTCAACGAGGTGACCATCGCGCAGGCGGTGGCCGCGCGCAAGTACAACGTCCGCCGGGCGGCGACCAACGACCCGGAGCGCCGCATCGCGGCCGTGGAAGGGCTGTTGCAGCGCGCCATCGACGGCGGGCCGGGCCTGCTGATCAGCCCGGAGTGCAAGCACCTCATCAACGCCCTGGACTGGGGCTACCGCAACAAGAAGCAAAAGGACGGCAGTATCGTGGCGACGCCGGAGAAGAACCACTTCAGCCACGTCGCCGACGCCTTCCAGTATTTTGCGCTGCACTACAACACGATCATGCACCCCGCCGCCGGGCAGCTCACGCCCCAGGCGCTTACGATTGAACCGGCAGCCTTCCGCTACATCATCTAACGTGTTAGAGTATGTGAGCCCCCGCTAACCTCGCCCCGTGTACCCATGATCCAACTTGGCCTGTCTGCGCAAAGCGCCGTTCCGGCGGCGCCCACCGCGCCTGCGGCGCCGGCCCCCATGCCTGTCAACGTGGGCGGCTTTTTGCCGATGGCGTCCGCCGCGGCGGTGCTGGATCAGCAGAAGAAGGAGGCCGAGGCCAAGTTCCAGGCCGAGCAGGGCCAGCCGCAGATCGTTGGCTTGGCGAACCACGTCCGCAAGTTCTTCGAGACGGCGCGGCAGGCCCGCGAAACGGTCGAGCGCGGCATGTTGGAGGCGACGTACGCCCGGCGCGGCGAGTACACGGCGGCGCAGCTCGCCGACATCAGCGCCAACGGGCAGGTGCCCATCTACATGATGCTGTTCAGCATGAAGTGCCGGCAGGCCGAAAGCCTGCTGCGCGACGTGCTGATCGGCGCCGGCAGCGAAAAGCCGTGGACGGCGCGGCCGTCGGCGAAGCCCGACCTGCCGCTGAACGCGGCGGCCGAGATCATGCAGGGCGTGGCCTCCGAGGTGTATCAGGCGCAGGTCATGGGCCTGATGCCCACCATCGAGATGATCAAGCAGCGCCTGCGCGACGCACGCGAGCAGGTCGAGACGCAGATCATGGAGGAGGCCCGTGCGCGCGCCGAGCGCATGGAAACGAAGATGGAAGACCAGCTCCAGGAAGGCAACTTCCTAGAGGCGTTCGACCAGTTCATCACCGACCTGCCGCAGTTCAAGGCGGCGTTTATCAAGGGGCCGGAGCTGCGCCAGCGGCGCGTGCTCAAGTACAACGACGCCGGCAAGCTGGAGCCGGTGACTGAAATCAAGCTGGAGTGGGACCGGGTCGACCCGTTCAACGTGTACCCGGCGCCCTGGGCGCGCGACCTGCAGACCGCGCCGTTCGTCGAGCGCTACAAGCTCACCCGCGCCGACCTGAACGCCCTGATGGGCACGCCGGGCTTCAGCGACGAGGCCATCCGCAAGGTGCTGACCGAGTACGACTCGGGCATGACCGGCCGGTGGCTGACCATCGACCAGCAGAAAGCCGACGCCCTCGGCCAGGACCAGCTCAGCGCCACGACCAACACGGGCGAGATCAACGCGTTCCGCTACTGGGGCTCGATCAGCGGCCAGATGCTCCGCGAGTGGGGCATGAAGCCCGAGCAGGTGCCCGACGAGGCCAAGGAGTACGAGTGCGAGTGCTGGCTGGTCGGCACCACGATCATCAAGGCGGTGCTCAACCCCGACCCGCTGGGCCGCCGGCCGTACTACACCACGAGCTACGAGCGCATCCCCGGCACGGTGTGGGGCAACTCGATGTACGACCTGATGCGCGACTGCCAGATGATGTGCAACGCCGCGGCGCGCGCCCTGGCGCAGAACATGGCGATTGCCTCTGGACCGCAGGTGGTCGTCTACAGCGACCGTGTGCCCAGCGGCCAGCAGGTCACGCAAATGTACCCGTGGAAAATCTGGCAGGCCACGAGCGACCCGATGGGCGGCACGGCCAAGCCGGTCGACTTCTTCCAGCCGGCGAGCAACGCTCAAGAGCTGATGAACATTTACGAGCGGTTCAGCATCCTGGCCGACGAGTACACCGGCATCCCGCGCTACATGACGGGCACCGAGGGCACGCCGGGCGCCGGGCGCACCGCGTCGGGCCTGTCCATGATGATCGGCAACGCGAGCAAGGTCATCAAGGCGGTGGTCGGCAGCATCGACACGTACATCCTGAAGCCCCTGCTGGAGCGCCTGTTTCAGTACAACATGCTCAAGGGCGACGACCCCGAATCGTACGGCGACGTGAACATCGTCGTGCGGGGCGCGCTGTCGCTCACAGCCAAAGAGTCGGCGATGGTTCGCCGCAACGAGTTCCTGCAGATCACCGCCAACCCCATCGACATGCAGATTATCGGCCTGGAGGGTCGCGCGGAAGTGCTGCGGGAAACGGCCAAGTCGCTCGACATGAACACCGACAAAGTCGTGCCGTCGGTCAGCGTCATCAAGCAGCGCATGGCCCAACAGCAAATGGCGGCGATGGCCCAGGCGCAAGCCCAGGGCGGCGACAAAGACGAGTCCGGCAAGGGCGGGGCGAACAACGCCGAGCAGCCCGGCGGGGGTAAGCAGCTCATGAATGGGGCGCCGGCCACCGACAACTTCGCGGGTTAGTTAGTGCCCACTTGACAGATAACAGGCTTACATGTCAGACTCCGCGCAACGAGACTTAGAGCTGTTCAAACGGCTGTCGGTCACCGAACCGCACTTGCGTGTTTTCCTCACGCGACTGTTTGAACAGGAACTCAAGATTCTGCTGCTTAACCCGGTCGATACGACCTTGCATGTCGCCCAAGGAAAAGGGCAGGCGTACAAGAAGCTCATCGACCTGTTAGACGGCAAGACGGTTTAACCCGTCGCGGGGGCGATCCCCCGCATTCACCCCCAACAAGCCGCCAGTCGGCCTTGGAGAAGCAATGGCAACACGCATGCCGCGACCCGTACAGGAGCAGTTGAAAGCCGCCGAGAAATTGGAGGCGCAACTGAAAGCAGAGGTAGAGGCCCCGGCCCCCGCCCCGCTCCCCTCTCTGGAGCAAGTTCTGGCAACACCAGAGCCCGCCCCCGAGCCCACTCCAGCCCCGGCGCCTGTTGCCGCACCGGCCCCGGCCCCCGCGCCGACGCCGGCTCCGACGCCTCCGCAGCCCGATCCCTGGGAGCACAAGTACCGCGTCCTGCAGGGCCAGTTCAACAAGCTGGTTCCAGACCTGCAGGGTCAGGTCAAGCAGCTCTCCTCGCAGGTCGAGAAGCTTCAGAAGCAGCCCGAGCCCGCGCCGCAGAAGCCACAGGCCGATGCCAAGGACATCGAGGACTTCGGCAAGGAGCTGGTCGAGATGGTCAGCCGCAACGCCCAGCGTCACATCGACGCCGCGCTCGGCACTCTCGGCCGCCGAATCGACGCCCTCGAAGCACTGGCGACCGAGTTGCAGCAAGGCGTCCAGGTCACGTCAAAGCAGATTGCGATGACGGCCGAAGACAACTTCTGGCAGACGCTTGCCGACGAGGTGCCGGACTACGAGACCGTCAACCAGAGCCCCGCGTTCCTGCAGTGGCTTGCGGTGGTGGACAAGGTGTACCGGAAACCGCGCCAGCACGCGCTCGATCAAGCCTGTGACTCGCTTGACGCAAAAGCCGCAGCCGCGGTGTTCAGAGCGTTCAAGGAGGAGCAGGCGCGGCAGCCCGCCAGTGCCGCACTAACGGAAACGGTCAGTCCGCTTTCGAGTTCCGGTGGCGCCGCGCCGCCCGTGCAGCAGAAGCCGGTGATCTACGCATCGCAGATCACAGCCTTCTACGAGCGCCAGCGCCGCGGCCACTACCGGAATAACCCGGCGGAAATGAACCGACTGGAAGCAGAAATCAACTCTGCTGTTCAGGAAGGGCGCGTAATCGACGACACGGGAGCCCGTTAGTCGGTAAGTGAGCACCTCCTGAATGGCCTTTTCAACCACTCAGGAGGTGCTCTAAATGGCAACCGTAACCCCCGCCGCCCTCTACCCGATCAACGCGGGTAACGGCACCACGACCGGCTCGTCTTTCAACACGACGCCGTCGCACTCCGGCACGTTCATCCCGACCATCTGGTCGGCCAAGATGAACGCCAAGTTCTATGCCGCGTCCGTGTACGCGAGCATCATGAACACCGACTGGGAGGGCGACATCAGTGGCCTCGGCGACAAGGTGATCATCAACACCGCGCCGGACATCACGATCAGCAACTACACGGTCGGCCAGAACCTCGTCTACCAGTCGCCGACGCCGTCCACCGTCGAACTGAACATCGACAGGGGCAAGGTCTTCGCCTTCGCCGTGTCGGATGTGCTCGCGTATCAGGCCAAACCTGACCTGATGGACACGTTCAGCAACGACGCCGCCGAGCAGATGAAGGTCAACATCGACCGCGACTGCCTGCGCGACGTGCTGGTGGACTTCCTGGGCATGTCCTCGGGCGCTGCCAACCGCGGTGCGACGGCCGGCGCGCGTTCCGCCGCGTTCAACCTCGGCACGGACAACGTCCCCATCGTCCTGACGGGTGCGAACGTCCTCCAGAAGATTCTGGAACTGGCCTCGGTACTGGACGAGCAGAACGTCCCCGAGTCGGATCGCTGGCTGGTGATCGACCCGCTCACCCGCACGCTGCTGATGCAGTCGAACCTCGCCCAGGCGCAGTTCATGGGCGACGCGACGAGCCCGGTGCGCAACGGCATGATCGGCCGCATCGACCGCTTCATCGTGTACGTGAGCAACCAGCTCCCGCGTGCGCTCGCCGGCCAGAACTTCACTGGCGGCGCGCAGGGTGGTGCGGCAGCCCGCCGGGCGATTCTCGCCGGTCATCGCAGCGCCGCGTGCTTCGCGTCGCAGATGACCAAGACCGAGACGCTGCGCAACCCGAACGACTTCGGCGATCTGGTGCGCGGCCTGCAGGTCTACGGCCACAAAGTGGTGCGGGCTGAAGCCTTCTCCGTCCTGCTCGCGGCCTAATGAGCTGGGTGGGGGCTAACGCCCCCACCCTCTCTAACCAAGGAGATCGACAGGCCTTTCGCATCAACCCTCATCGCCTCGGGCCTGCACACCACGCAGATCAGCCCTGGCTCGGTTGCCGTTGGCCTCACGGCCGCTGGCGCCACCCAGGCGACCGCCTTGGTGCTCCGTGACGAAGTCAACATCATCGGCACGGCGGTAGTGTCTCAGTTTGCCAGCGACGCGATTTCGGTAAGGCTCCACACCCGATCCGAGACGCCGGCCGCC